ACGTTTGGTGACGGCGTCTATATTGCGCTGGCAACCCTTGCGGTATTTGCTGCACGCTACTTGCTACCCTCATTCACTAAATAGGATTAAACATCATGAAAAACCAAGAAGAATTTAACGAAATAGTAGACTCTTACATTAATGGCCAATTTAGCCAAGCACAGGAGCAAATAGAAGATTATGGCGTAAAAGCGTTTATATATGACGTTTTACAAGAACAAGATAGTCAGGACCTATCCAACGACACAGGGTCTGATTTAATTCGCATAGCTATCCAATCAATTAAATACCAGGAGCCATTACAAAGGGCCCTATCAACTAGGGTCCTTGATAATGCCAACCTGGCAGAAGCACACACACAACAATCGGGAGTATCAATCATGTATTCAGCATACGATTTTAGCTTAGGCGCTATTGACCGCAGGGAAGAAAACGAAGACAACGCGGTATCAATTAGCAAAGACCACAAAACGTACAAGGTGCAGGGTTTTATAAATGGCCGGCACGTAAGCCAAACTACAGACAAGCTGGCAGATGCTTACAGAATCAGAACACAACTATTTAACACAACCAACAGGACATAAAATAATGATTACTCGTAAAGAAACAATACAAGATAAATCTAAAGAGCAACAAGCAGCAGCGGCCAAAAAATTGACGTTTATATTAACGCGAGCAAGCCGACCAGGTGCGAAAGCCTGGACCAAAGAGCAAGCGCGGGCCGGTTTATTATCAATAATGATAGAAGACCGCGCGCCCACGGAAGAAGAATGGATCAACATATACCAGCATTTTGCGGACACGCGCGGCATCGCTAAAGCTAAAAGCCCTATCGAGTGGTTATCAAAACACCGGGCCAATAAGGATGAGTGGTCACACCTTAGCTACTTATACAGCGATGGCAAAAGGCTAATAGCTACAGATGGCCACCGTTTAGCCCTACTCCCAACCGTATTGGCGCCTGGGTTTTACGATGACGATCTAAACAAACTAGACGTTGACCATACATACCCAAACATTGACCGCGTAATACCAGTAATCACGCGTTCACATGCTACAGTCACCATCGCCCTAGCAGACGTACAAAACATGAACCGCAAACGGGGACAGGGCCGCGTAGGCGACCAGATAGAAATAGTGCCGGGCATATGGGTTCAATACTCATATTTAAGGGATGCCCTATCTTGTACTAAAGAAAAGATCTTTTCTCTTATGTATAACACGGAAGACGTAAACGCGACGTTAAGCCTTCAATTTAAAGATATGGATCTGCATCTATCCATAATAATGCCAGTAAGACAATAACCAGGAAGCCATTACAAAGGGCCCTATCAACTAGGGTCCTTGATAATGCCAACTTGGCAGAAGCACACACACACACACACACACACAATCAGGAGCGAACAGCATGAATTATTTATCTAACTACATACAAGAAGCCCAAGCCGACACGATGAGAAAACACGGCGCCTTCTTTGCATTTAGCCAGCAGCAGTTTAATGATCAGAAAGTAGACGGCGTTACTTACACAACAGGCCCATCGGGTCTGCTATGCCCTACGGCCAATATGAACGACCTAGTAAAAGGGTTAGCCCTAGTCCACCGTGCGGGTATAGCCGCAGATTTAGCGGAAAACGGCAAATTAGCCATTATTCAGCGAGAGTTGGCTAACCATGAGTGCCAAATCACAATGGACTACAGCGACGCCCTAGAAGCCCTAGCAGGATATGACATAACAGAAGCAGAAGTGAGAACAGCATTTTCAGCTTATATGGACTATTGCAGGGAACACGACTTGTTTTAATTAGCATTACAAAACCCGTTGAATAATCAGCGGGTTTAATAATGCCAATTTTGGCAGATAGGAGTAAATATCATGATTAACTTATTAGGTGGTGAAGATATGAAGACTCACCAAAAAGAAGATATCAAACGTATGTCTAGGGATAAGAAAGAGAAACTTTGTTGTTACCATAATATTGACCCTCTTTCTAAGATCAAGCGATACAGTGACACCCTTATTGACGATCTCGTCTTGTTACTAATTGAGGCCGTGAACCCACAAAAACCCAGAGGAAAACAAGCGGCCGGGAGTAAATATCATGAGTATTAGTGTATATGAGTGTGGTCAGTGTCATACCTTAGTAGGTGGTGGCATATTTATGTCAGATACCAGAAGCCACCTTGATAGTGGGGAACTAGACGAGAGACACTTTAAGTACGGGAGATACCAAGAAATAATAGCCCGTGCGGATTGCCCGGTTTGTGATAATGAAATAATAAATGAGGACGACTAACCATGAGTAAAACAAGCGTAATAACAGTAGGAGATCAGGAAGTGTGGTGTTATGGCCGGGTCAGCCCTAATGCGGTATATGAGATTATATGCGGTGATCCGGCTAACGATAAGACGCACATTCAAGGCAACCCAGAGAGTGATGATCGTAGTTTTCAAAACTGGACAGAAGTAGTTAACTATTTTTACTACAATCATTCTAACGATATAGAACAGGTGACAGTATTATGAAATATATTGAATTAGTAAGAAGCCCTAGCGGGACAGGCGCGATGTATGTAAGTGCAGATCCAGGACAACGCCGTCGAGATATGGACACAGCCCTAAGCACAGCAACACGCACCGGGGCAAAAGTAACCATTGGTATCATTAACGGCTTTGATAGTAAGCATAGCCCTAGATATTTATATGAAATACTTGTGTTGGCGCCAGGCAAGCCCGCAGCTAAACGCGGCCCAAAACCAAAAGGAGTTTAACCATGCGGTATAAAATACACATAAAAGTAGATCACCCCAATGGCGAAACGAGTCATTCTGTTATGGCGGGCAATGATAAAGTTGGGCTGGCTGTTTTAACAGACAAAGCCCTATCCAGGATGGCCCAAACAGGAGTATCCACCATCTCTAGGAGAACAACGCTCTTTGGTATTAAGCTGAGAGATACGGTAGAGACTAGGTTTTACCTTAATGGCTGCCGGGTGGATTTAGATTATTACGAACGAAGTCTGGGCTTAGACCACTAGCCCTAGCCACAAAAAAGCCCTATCTAATTAGGGCTTTTTTATGTCTGCTATTTCAACATTTCGTCTACATCGCTACCCTTAAAATCTTCTAACATAGCGCCGGCCCTATCTGCTACTAGCCTATCCCTAACAGGGCCTATGCCTTTAGTCTGTTCTAATTGAGCATACATCCCCACCCGCTTACAGGCCCAAATGCCTATAGGCCCTCGCCCTTCAACTTTAGCCCGCCCTAGCGACACACAGCCTATTGCTTTTACCATAGCGGCCACTTTATGCGGGCCTTGTGATCTAAAACCTTTAGACCGCAGGTATATGTCAACATCAGGTATGGTAAACAGGTCTGAGCTAAACGGCCCATCCCTATCCTCAAGCGCGGCTTCTAGTGAACCTTCCACCGACGACATAGCCGCTTTACGCATCTTGTCTTTAGCTTCCGTATCAGGTGCGTTCCCCCTCGAACTAAAATAAGATAGGTCTCTTTGGTGTAGAAAAGCGTTTACTTTAGCGACGCCGCCCTGGTTCATCCACTCGTAGTAGTCCGCGTACCACTGCGGGGCCAAGGCTTCAACATCAGACCAAACTACAAAAAACCGGCGGTCGTGCCTTTCGATAGCGACGCCATCCTCAGTATTAGTAAACATCACAATCCCAAATAAATTGGGGACAGAATACTGTTGCATGTTCTTCTTATTAATATCGATGGTGTAAGGTGGCGTGGCCATATATGATTTTAGTTTATTCATTACCGACTTGCGATCAAAGGTCGATATTTCAGATACCATTACTAGTTGTACGTTCTCCGCCCACCAGTTGAAGTCCCCTTCGATCTCACCGGTTCTTATTACGCTGACATTTTCGCCCAGCCCTTGCATTAACGGTGCAAAAAAAGAATCTTTACCCGTTCCATGTACGTTAGAGCCTATTAAGGGGTGCCAGTTGGGTTTATCACCGGGGTTTTGTAGCAGGTTAGCCATCCAATCAATTAATGTTTCACGTTCATTCTTGTGGGGAAACAGGTGTCTAGCTAATTGTATCCAAGGGCTTACATCATCAAGCGTTACTATATCTAAAGTATTAATTTTATATGCGGGACCTGGCTGCCACATATTTATTTCTACTATATTTTTATCGGGGCATCGGTATAGTTTGCGGTGATCACCTGGCCTGTACCCCACCTTATCCGCAAAAGAATGAGGTCGTCTCGCATCTAAAAAGAGATCTGCGGGTTTATCCTTATCGCCTACTCTATGTCTATCATTAAACTGTTCCTTGTCCAGTAAAGCCCCACTACGCAAATCGACAAATCTTTTCAGCGCGTTAACATATATAAACCGGTTCCAGGTATCATTTGGATCTGCATCCTCATCTAAAGACCAGGAGTCTAGCGGCTTTTCTGGTCCTTCTTGTACGTCAATTACGTCAAACTCCTCCGCTAATACAGACATACCATACGCGCGGGCCTTTTCTAGTAACCACTGTATGCCTAAACCCGCCGTGCGGACTGACTCAAATACGCGCGCTACTTCTCCTTCTGTTTGTCCCTCGGGTCGTCTATTGGCCCAGCTTTCAAATATAGCTAAGCCCTCTTCGGGATAATCAATAGCGGCCGCTTTAATAGCGTGGGCCATCTTAATAAACATTTCTCGGGGTGTTGTATCGTCGTTAGGTATCGTATCAATAGCAGATTGCAGCAAAGCCATATCATTACACTTAAGCCCGTCAAAATCACGGGCGTCTGGACTGTTACCCTCCTCAACCCCTTTTAAAACGCAGTCTTGCTTAACTAACACATCGCCAACAGATAGCAGGAACGCGTCTACTTCGGCTACTGAGATACTACCTAGCCCGTCTAAGCCGGAGGCTACTACGTCCTCATCCCAAGAATAGGCTTTCCCTGTTTTAGGGTGAATACCTTCAACTATAAATTGCTGTCTCGCGCCCAGCACTTCTATCAAGTGCTTGTTATCTAAAAAATCATAAAATGTTAATACTTTTTTGGTGGCTAATTCACCGGGGTTTTCCTGTTTAAATAGGGCCAATACTTTAGGCGCATTACCAATGCGGAGCGGGGCTTTACCAAACAAAGAGGCTAAATGGTCTAATATCACCACCACTAAGGCTTCATCGGTTACATCTATATCGATAGCGATAACGTCCTGACAGCGCAAGCCTATCCCGCATGGCCATGAATCCCACAGGGCAATATCTTTGGCCGTAGGCGTGTAGTTTACCCAATCAGCAAAGCCTACCCAGCCCTCTTCGCGTAGCCTGCCGGGGATCTTCCCTATCATTTCAGGCTTGTTGGTTAGGGCTTTAGACGCGGGGGATATATCTGCGCCAGGGGGAATTATTGGTAAAAGATGTTTAAATCCGGCATTATGGTAACCAGACATAGTATTTTTGTGTTGCATTAAAGAGCTCCTAAGCGGATAGCCGCTATATTTTTATCCAATATAGCGGCTTTTTTGTGTTGTTATTATGGTAGCGGGTACCGGATAGCTGGACTGCCAAGATACCACACCACACCTAGTAACTTATTATCTTTTCTATAAAATAGATGCTCATAAAGGTAGTCGCAATAGCGCAGAGCCAGGTAAACGAGGCGGCATAATCAAAGTAGTATTCGGGTCTAAGCGGAAGGCTATATATAGCGGAGCCCAATAGGTTAAGCGCTAGAAATTGTGAACGGGGCATGTTATTCTCCTAAGTTAAAATCAGATAGCCAACCGGATGACTCCTTAAGTACAGCGGTCGCTACTTTATCCAACATATCCTTTTCAAACCAGCCAAAATGGCAGTCTCGCACGGGTATATGTAATTGAGAGGCCAGCCAAGCGTAGGCCCGCTTACGTGGCCAGCTTTTCTCCTTCATCAGTGCAATAAATCTACCTTTAGCGCACTTGCGGGCCATGCGCAACGGTTTATCCGCCAGCGTCCCTAGCGGAACAGCCGTGTTAGGGTGAACGCCTACATAAGCGCCACAGCCTTTACCTTGGCACAGGTAGGCGTAGGGCCACGAATGAAAAGACTTACCGTATATTATTTTGTTGTCCACCAGCGTCACATCACTTCCGCAGTAGCGGCAGCGGGCAGGCACAGGCACTTTATCTTTCACTCGGGAGACGGCATGCTTGCTGATATGAGGAGAGGCAATCATAACCAAGGCCAGACTATAGCTAAAGTAAGCATAGCTACTTGAAATACCACGGATAAGATCACAATGCCCAGCGAGAATTTTACTATCTGTTTATGGTTATACATTAGTTGGCCCCTCTTAGTGTTTTAGCTCGAAAAGCAAGCTGTTCCGGGGCCGCGCCCGCTTCCTGCCAGGCGCGTAGTTGTATTAAGTTTTTCTGATCTCGAGTCAGAATGTCGGTAGTTTCATACGGGTGATTAACCGGGGTAGCTGTTTTTACTTTCTTCACCTTTTTACGCGCGGGCTTACCTTCACCATATTTAACGCCTGCTGGACGGCCGCCTGCCCCTGCCGGTTTAGCTTCCCGCATTATCCTATCTATATCATGCCCCATGCGGTGTAGCCGCTGTATAAGGCAATTTTTAGATATGTTTATCATCTTAGCTAGTACATCGTAAGTATGCTTGTTCCCGCTACCGGTGGGCCACTCCATTTCGTCCGGGGCTTTACCCGCGCGGGATAAGGGGGTGTAGATCTGCATGTGGGGTCTAGCCGTAGGCTGCCTAGAAAATCGGGCCATCACTGTAGCTGATCTTAGGTTATATTTTCTCGAAAACTCCACTACACCTAGCACCTCGTACTCTAAATCGATAGCTAGCTTTTCATCTTCACTTAAATTGTCTAATTCATCAGCGGTCATAATGGCCTCCATTGGTTCACATGGGATTCTTCCCTAGCATCTTTTTCTGCGTCAATCAGGGAAAAGCTTCTGCTAGCTTCTGCTAGCTTTTCATCAGTTGACATTTTCGTTACATCTAGCACATTTATAGTGTGATTTATTCATGTTATTTTTCCTTAGCTTCTTCATAGTTAGCTTTAAAGAACCCTTCGGCAACCAGCCACATATCAGTCGAGTCTTTAGTGTTGATTGCTATCATGTCGCCTTTCTTTGGGCTCCCATTTAGCCTGTCTGCCTCTGATATTGAAACAGCGTCCATTATCGTATTTTCAGTCCAAGGTATTAATTCTTGGAGTACTCTCTTTCTGTACATAGCCATATCATTTCTCCTTACGGGTTATATTAAAATCAGTGAGAAGCTTTCGACCCGCCTCATCACTATACGCGTAGCCGTGCATTGACTCTGACAGATCGATGAGGTCAGCCACCTCGCTTTGCTTGCGGTAGCCTGCATCATATAAAGTTCCACAGTATTTTTTATATGCCCCTCCAGCAGATCCGTGAGCCATTTCAATAATTTTTGATGCACCGTCAATAGCAGCATCGCGCTCTTTTTCGGCTGGGGTTTTAATGCACTTGAAGTGAGCGGCGTGATTAGCAACTAACCCAACACCCCTTACCCAAAGCACCGTTTTATCTTTTGCCACTATGTCAGTCTCTTCCCAGCGGGGGTCATCTTTAAACTTAAACAAGCAGGGCTCACCTATAGGAGGTATCCCCTCTTTCCATTTAGCAGTCATTATTTTTCTCCAATTTTCCAAGTATTAGCAGCATCTTTTAAATGCTCCTTAACGTGATGGCCGTATATGTTGGCCACCGTCTCCACTGAGTCTCCCAAAATACCCGCTACCTGCCACAATGAGACGCCGTGCCGTAGCATTTGGGTGGCCGCTGTATGTCGTAGGGTGTGAGGCGTCATGCGGGCGTACTCTGTATCACCTGTGGCCTTAACTAGCTTAGTTTTAAAGGTGTTAAAGGCATGGCGTATGTTTTGGTTAGATCCTAAAACATAATGATCCTTATACCCGTCCACCTGCCCTTTTAATATATCCCGCAGCCAGTCAGACATAGGAACGGCCACCTTACGTTTACGCGTCTCCACTTTCACTTGCATATCAAAGCGGATAACTTCCTGGCCAAAATCAACTTGTTCCCAAGTTAAATTTTCTATAGCCGTTTTACGGGAACCGGTAGCCAGTCCTAGCACAACAAACAGGTGTACTTGAGAATAGAAGCCTTCTTTACGGTCTTCATCTAAATAGGCCAGCATCACATTAACCTGGTCCTCAGATAACCAGAAGGCCCGGTGTTTAGCTATGGCTGGCAAGGGGATGTGAGGCAGGTTAGCCGCGGTGATAAGGCGTTGTTTAACACAATAGTTTAAAGCAGATCTCAAACAGCTTAACTCCCGTCGGACCGTACTCATACCGGCGTTAGACGTACCTATTTGACCTTCCGATCGCGCTTCAATGTACTCGTTTATATGATCATCCCGTAGATTATCTATGGCTATATGGCCCATAGACTGATCTAACCAGCGCAATATGGATTTAATGCGGGCCACGTCCACTGTCTTAGTACGAACATGACCTGACCAGTATCTATACAGGCAGTCTTTTACCCGGAGATCTGTTTTATCCGGCTCTTTGCCTGTATCAGATAACCATATACCTAGACGGCGTTGCGCTAGGTTTACGTCCTGCGTCTTAGTAGATTTACGCTTACTGCGGCCACCTCCGGACCAGCGGATCTCCCATACACCTTTAGCATTAGCTTTTAGGTAAGGGGGCCTAGTGAGTTGTGTCTGCATTAGCCTCTCCCTTTGGCGATTCTGACACGGTTATGGTGTAGCTACCGTCGGGATGTTCTTCCTGGATAGAACTAACACTATCCGGCAGGTTATCGTAGTCATCTGGGCTAAGTGTAATGCTGTGCCCCTTCATAGAATGGATAATGACAAGTAGCTGGATCTGCAAGTCCCGCATGTGAGACTCCATTTCCCGTAGCTCGGTGGACTGGGCTTCTACTTTACGTTCCAAGTCTGCTTTTGCTTTTCTTAATTCAAATAATATACTTAAGTCCATGTTACCTCCTAGATTTAACGTCCCCGGCAGGCAGATCACCACAATTTGCGATAGCCGTACCCTCTAGGGTTGTCATGTGTGAATAGTGGACCATACCGCGGTCCGGGCAGTGAAAGTACCAAGTCTTCTTATAGCGGCCTGTGAAGAACAGAGTCCATACAGGCTTGCCGGGTACTTCTAATCGATGAGCAAAGTCAGCAGACCGATAGCAGAGGCGTGGTGGGGTACGTGATCCAATTAAGGACCAATTTCCGCCAGATATATCCGTGTGGGAGTCTTTGTAGATCTCAATCAGAGTACCCCCAAACAATTTAATGCTAAAACTGTTCCAAGGGTGGTCGTGTACCGCCCGCTCGTCGTCATTAGCATATATTTTATGTAGGTATATATTAAATCTAAACAAATTGCGGGGGATTAAATGCCACCGCAGCATGTGGACCCCTATGTGTTTCGGTTTAAAGGGGTTTTTCATTTTATGTCGTCTCCTTTTTGGTTAGTGGTGGTCAGACTGTAGAGCGCGTAGTCTAAAAAGTCAAGCTATATTTACTACAGCGTGTAGTGTATCTTAGCACTCTAAACAACTTACCGAGGATGGAACATGAGCACTAGAACAGACGCGCGGGCTATAGTCCGGCTATTTGGCGGACCGACGACACTCGCTATACGGATCAACCGATCAGGAGAAGATATTTCTCTAAAAGCGATTAACATGTGGATTTTTAGAGAAAGTATTCCTGCTAGCTGGCTAGGTATATTGGCCGGATTTGCGAAGCAGGATAGTATCCCTTTTGATATAACGCAGTACATGGTGCGGGGCGGTCAAGAGGAAGAAGAAAAGTCAGACTTAGATTTTTTGGACTGATAGTTAAGTGATAGAGCTATTCCCATATCAGGAAGTGGGGGCCAGGCGCCTAGCTGCGTCTAAGACCTTATATCTAGGAGATCAGCCTGGCTTAGGCAAGACAGCGCAAATAGCGACGGCCTGTGATTATGTAGGGGCGCAACGTATCTTAATAGGCTGTCCCGCAAGCCTTAAGGTTAACTGGGCTAGGGAAATAGCAAAATTTTCTCTGGCTGATTTGCCGGTATACATTCCAACAAGTCAGGACAAGCTACCTACCGGACCATCTATTACTATTATTAATTATGATTTGTTAATTAGAAAAGAGATCCACCAGCAGATCAGAAAAATGGAATATGACGTTATGGCCTTCGATGAGAGCCACGCGCTTAAGTCCCCCGTAGCTAAGCGGACCCGAGCTGTATTAGGCGAATATGGGGTGGTTGATAACGCGGAACGGGTATGGATGGCCAGCGGAACACCCGCACCGAATAACATAGCGGAGCTATTCCCCATTTTGGCTAGGCTGAGGCCAGACATAATCGATGGGAAAGACTACGACGCTTTCCTACACCACTATTGCTACACCCAGCCCACCACATACGGCGTAAAAGTTTTAGGCAACAAACCTACGGTGGCTGATCTGAAAGAAGCCATACAGGGCTTTATGCTGCGGCGTAGAAGAGAAGACGTGCTGCCGGACTTGCCTGAGCTACAAATAGGATCTATTACCGTAGAGAACGAAGACGCACTAGCCGCAATACGTAACATAACCACGTCCACACCAGAAATGGAGGCATTGCTAGGGGACGAGGACGCTAGCGATATGATGATGGACTGGGTGGACAACTCCGAACTGTCTACCCTACGCAAAATGTGCGGACTCGCTAAGGCCTACTCTTTAGTACCGGAAATAGAAGAGGAGCTAAACGGCGGGCTTGAGCAGATAGTCCTCATGTGCTGGCATCACGATACTATCGATTACTTTAAACAGGCATTACACAAATATGGGGTGGCCGTTGTTGATGGAAGGGTACCTTCAAATAAAAGACAAGAAGAGGTTGACAGGTTTAATGGACACACCTACACTACAAACTGTAGAGTATTTATAGGGCAGATATTAGCCGCGGGGGTAGGTCATACGATGACAGGTGCGCATAGCATGATCATTGTAGAACCAAGTTGGGTACCGGGGGAGAACCTGCAAGCTATGCTACGCATACACAGGATAGGTCAGAATAATAAATGCTTAGTGCGGTTTGCTAAGTTAGCAGGATCTATAGACGAGGCGATTATGGGATCTGCTGAGAGAAAAGCGGCCATGATTGCACAATTACTTTAGGGGCAGGGTGTGAATAACGGAGAATTAGTCGCGTTAGTACGCGAAGACATAACCACAGTAGACGTGGTGTTCTGTAACCAGGTCAACGGCCAGCAATATACTTTCTTTTGCTGTAAAGACATTGCGGACGAATTAGAAATAGACGCTAGGGTGCTAGTTGACACAGCTAACGGGGTGTCCTTGGCTTTGGTCCGCAATGTAGAAAACAAGATCGGCACCGGCATATTAGATACGACGATCAACTATAAATACATATTTGACCGGGTAGACCTAAACCAGTTACACGATTTGAAAGCTAAGAACAACAGCATTGAAAAAGTCCTGTCCGCATCGCGACGGGACTCAGCTAGACAACAGGCCTTAGAGGCCATGGGTATACCGAACATCGATCAGTTGCGGGCCGATGTGTCGAAACTAGTTAAATAACCGCTTCACTACTTAGGAGAATAAACATGCAAAATTATATAGGAACGAAAAGAATTAGCGCGCAGCCGATGACCCGGCTGGATTACAACGATTACCGAAACTGGCTACTTCCCTCAAATGAAGACGGGGACGACGCCGGGTACTTAGTCGAATACTTAGATAGCGGAGAGTCTAATGATCCAAGGCACGATGGGTGCATATCGTGGTCGCCTAAAGAACAATTTGAAAATGCGCATCAAACTAGTGGCAATATGTCCTCGGGGCATGCTGTTGTCTTGATGAAGGCGGGTTTAAAAACGTCACGCGCTGGGTGGAAAGGCAAAGGAATGTGGGTTATTTACAATCCTGGAAGCAATGGTGAAACTCACGCTATGGCCGAAGGTAGCGTTTACAAGAACCACGGCATTAATGAATGTATTATCTTGCCTCACTTTGACATGTATACCGTCAATGCCGATGGGCGATGGGCGATGCTTCCGGGTTGGCTTGCCAGCCAAAGTGATCTGGATGCGCTAGATTGGGGCGTAGTTGATTAGAAAAGTAGGACGACTTATTTAAAATTGGAGAACAAACATGATTAAAATTGAAATTGAATACCGCGGATCGAAGATAAACCTAGAATCAGAATCCGCTAAATCGGATATGACGGACGCTATTGCAGCGGTGGACTACGTACACACCCGCACCTTAGCGGGCACATACTCAGGTAAAGGGGAAACACAGGAGAAAAAACCAACCGAAGCCACTCCTGACGAAGAGGCACCGGAGCAAGAACCCGAAGAAGAAAAGCCAACGCCCCGCGAGCGCAAATCACGGGCTAAGCCTAAGCCAGAAGTTGAAGAAAAAGAAGTAGTTGAAGAAGAGGTAGCCGAAGAAGAGGACCTGCCTTGGGACGATGGAGAAGAAGACGCGCCAGATAAAGTTACTGATGAGGAGCTACGCGATGCGGTAATGGCTTACGTAGACAAAAATGGCTCAGTAAAAGGTAAAGCGCTGATTGCTCAGTTTGGTGGTGCGCGCTTAAGCGAAGTACCGGAAGACAAGCGTTCAGGTTTATGGGCTACTGCGATTGCTGGATCTAAATAATGGCCGCCCACGCGAAGTTAGGTGCGTCGTCTACCTCACGGTGGATGACCTGTCCAGGTTCGGTGAGAATGTCCGAAGGGCTGCCTAACACAAGCTCCACTCATGCTCGATTAGGTAGTGCGGCCCATAGTTTAGGCGAGATTTGCCTACTCAATGGAGATCTTCCTATGGAGTACCTGGATGCGCCTCACCCTGATCCAGAATATATGGACCTGGACGTAGACGTAAACATGGTGGACGCCGTAGCCGTGTACGTAGACCATATCCGCAGCTATAAAATCCCTATAGATAAAACCAATGTAGAACGACGGGTGCGGTTAGCCCGTCTAGGGGATTGGGCTAAGGACCTATTTGGTACCGCTGACTTTTTAGCGGTGGATAGACAGGTCCTGCTTGTAGATGATTACAAGCACGGTGAGGGCATGATGGTAGAGGTTGAGGACAATACTCAATTTATGTACTACGGCTTAGGGGGTTTGCTCTCTTTAAAAGATCCGCATGCGGTAGCGCAAGTAAGAACCACAGCCATACAACCTAGAAAGGAGCATGAAAAAGGGCCGATTAGAAGCTGCACATACAGCGTACAAGAGTTACTAGATTGGGGGCAAAATGTACTTAAACCGGCGGTGTTAGCTACCAGAGAACCGGACGCCCCTCTAGTACCTAGCGACAAAGCTTGTGTGTTTTGCCCAGCAAAAGGCATCTGCCCCGCATTAGCAGATAAGGCTATGTCGGACGCGATGCTAGACTTTGACGATACAGGAGCGGTAGTACCTACGGTATCTAAAGACAAGTTAACTCCGGCCCAGGTTGCAGCTATACTTAAGGCGGAAAAATTTGTAGTTAAATGGTTTGCTGGGGTGGCTGAATTAGCCTTAGCTGGGTTATCCCACGGTAAAGATATAACCGGTGGTGAATTTAAACTAGTAGCAGGCCGCAGTAGTCGTGATTGGAAAGACACGGACGCGGCCGAAAAGAAACTTCTCGACCTTGGCTATACTCGTGCTGATCTCTACGCAGAGAACTTCACGACGCCAGCAAAGGCAGAGACGTTGGTTGGCAAGCAACAAAAATCGGAACTCGCCGATCTCATATCAACTACTGAGGGCAAGCCAACAATAGCCCCAGCAAGTGATAAACGCCCTGCAATCCTGCGGGGACCAGAAGATGATTTTGTCGATGACGTTTCATCTTAATCTCAATATCTTATTATCTCAGAAAGGAAAAATATCATGGCTTTTAATGAAAAAACAGGTAACTACTTAACACCAGTAGGCCGCGCGTCGTTCCCCGTACTAATGGAACCAAAACAAATCAATAACCAGGGTGAGCCGAAGTATCAGCTTACTATGATTTTTGACCAAGCCGCTCAAAAGACCAAAGACTTTAAGGATTTGGAAGCTGCTGTAGAAAAAGCGATTAAAGATAAATGGGGGGATAACCGTCCACGTAAAGTTAAAGTCCCTTTTATGACTATCGATGATCTAAAAAACAAAGTACCTAACGGTTACGGCGAAGACGATGTATTTATCCGACTAGCCAGTACGGTACCAGTAGGTGTGCTTATGGCCATACCGGGCGGTGGTACTCGAAGACTAGAAGGTACCGACATTAAGCGTGAAGTCTACGCGGGGTGTGATGTTAAAGCGGCTATCAACGTGTACGCATGGAAACATGACGTGGGCGGTAGTGGTGTCTCGTTTGGTTTATCTAACGTAATGAAGGTAGGCGAAAATGATCCGTTCGGCGCTACCAACGCATCTGCGGATGATGATTTTGGCGAAGATGTGACGGAAGGATCTGCTTCTGACGACTTTATGGACTAGCAATGAGGAGCCCCGGTGAAAGTCGGGGCTTTATTTTATGATATTTTGCGCGATGGATTTAGCTACAGTTTTAGCCACAGTCGGTGGAAAGGCCCCTGGGACAGTCAGGGTAATAACAGGCAGTGACGGTAAGATTAGAGGCAAGAGCGCCGACAGCGTTATCTTAGACGATATACCTGCCCCTATCAGATGGATGTACACCACAGAAGGAGGGTGGCAGATAGATGATAGTTTGCGGGATTGATCCGGGAAAAACAGGCGCGCTTGTTGCCTTAAGACCTGACGGAACAAGCGCACTGCTCCGCATGCCAATTAAAGAAGATGGCAAGTCTATCGATGGTAAAGCTGTAGCTCTTTGGCTTACCTTAGAAAGTGTAGACGTAGTATGTATAGAGCTAATAGGCGCGAGAGGCCATAGAAACGCAGCCGGAAAGGCCATAAGAAATGCCGGTAATGAATTTAGATTTGCAATAGGCGTAGGTGTCCTACATGGCGTACTAGACGCGATGGCGATACCCTACAAAACAGTAAGCCCGATGCGGTGGAAGGTAGCCATACTAAAAGGCACCGGCACAGATAAAGCCGCGGCCATATCGTATGTACAACGCTTCCTACCGCAAGTGGACTTAACGCCCGGACGTATGACTGTCCCCAACGACGGGATAGCTGACGCAGCATGTATGGCTGTATACGGACGCGATGCTATTAAATGGAACAAGGCGTAAAAAATGACAGCTTACTATAACGAGTTTGACCCTAAAGCCGCAGCTTGGTTAAGACAGTTAATTGCTAATGGGGATATTGCCCCCGGCTATGTAGATGAGAGATCTGTATTAGACGTAAAAGCAAAAGACCTAGCCGGATATACTCAGCACCATTTTTTCGCAGGTATCGGCGTGTGGTCATACGCCCTTAGAAACGCAGGGTGGTCAGATGATAGGCCTGTGTGTACAGCAAGCTTACCTTGCCAGCCTTTCAGCGCGGCAGGAAATCAAAAAGGAAAAGAAGATGAACGACACTTATTGCCCTACTTCCTTGAACTCGTCAAAGAGTGCGGATTTAACGTCATTATTGGTGAGCAGGTTGAAAGCGCGATTAGACACGGTTGGCTCGATGATTTACAAACAACAATGGAAGCAGAAAACTACACCGTTGGGCATTGTGTATTGGGCGCACACAGCGTCAACGCCGCGCACCAAAGACAAAGACTTTACTGGGTTGCTGAACAAGTCTGCGTGGGCAACTCCATCAACACGGGACTGGAAGGGGGGTTACGCGGGAGGACGGATCCGCAACGGGAAAATATCGACGGACACGCTGGACGTGTGCGCGCAGATAGCGGGGAGGCCAACTCCGCAGGCAGTGGACGGGAACAAGGCGTGCAACCGGTATCGAATAGCGAACCAGAACGGACTAGGTGCCATAGCGAGCGTGGCGGGATGGGCGACTCCGAACACGATGGACATCCTTCCCCCGAGAAGCCAAGAGGCAATGAAGCGCCAATTCTCAGTTGCGCGGAAGGGTCGAACAGCACCGGCGAACTTGAGAGAGCAAGTCCACCCGCGTCTTTACCCAGCAAGCCTAGCGGGGTGGGCAACTCCTGTAGCGCAGCCTGCGAACGGGACTCCAGAGGCGTTTCTGGCTCGGAAGAGAAAGTCCGTTGCGAAGACGGGCACTTCAATGGGGATATGTCTTTCGGACTTGCAGATGCAAGCGAAATCGAGTGGTTGTACTGCCGAGACGAAAAGTACCGGCCAATTAAATCCGGCATTAAGCCGTTGGTTGATAAGCTTGCCCGAGGAGTGGTGTATCGCGGCGGTCCAATCGACGCAAATGCCACCGCTTTAGCTAGGACAATACGCCTAAAAGGCTACGGTAATGCAATACAAGCCGATACGGCTACCGCGTTTATTAGTGCTTACATGGAAGCGGAGATTTTGCTATGACTTTGCCCGTATGCGTACTTGACGTTGAGACAAGAAGCACCATTAAGCTAGGCAAGGGCGGCACTAACGCTTTTGTGTACGCTCAGCACCCCACTACAGAGGTTTGGCTACTGCGGTATGCCTTTGATGATGCGCCTCATATAGTGCTCCGATGGGGCTACGGCCGACCTTGCCCCCAAAATTTAATAGACCATGTTACCGCTGGTGGAATTATCTGCGCCCATAATGCGGGTTTTGAGTTTGCCGTTTGGACACAATTATTAACGCCCCGGTATGGCTGGCCAGAATTAAAGCTATCTCAAATGTCAGATACAGCCGCAAGGGCCGCGCGCATAGGCATACCGAGGGCATTAGAAAAGGCCGCGCCTGCTTTAGGGTTAGCCCATTCTAAGGATATGGCTGGATCTAAACTGATGAAACAGATGGCCAAGCCACGTAAGGTTCATCGCTTTGACCCGATGGACCCCGATAACGACGAAATAATAAACCAGTACCTAGACGACCCCCTAACTTATACAGATGCGCGAGATGGGGTTGCTGCGATATTCTACGAATGGTGGGCAGATAACGACAGGGTGGAAAGACTAGGCGCGTATTGCGATGACGATGTACGTACTCAAATGGACTTACACTTACATATCCCTGAATTGCCACCTATGGAATGGAAGATATGGCAGTTAACCATGCGGGCTAATGTAAGAGGCTGTCTACTTGATATGCCTTTTATTAACAAAGCGATTGCCATAATAGAGCGGAACTTAAAAGGCTACGCCGAAGAACTGCTAGACCTATCTGGTGGCCAGGTTAAATCGCACACAGACCTTAACGGCATGAAAGCTTTTGCTAAATCTCAGGGCGTACCTGTGGACAGTTTGGCCGCGGGTATTGTTGGTGAATTGATTAAAGATCCCAATGTGCCAAGTGCACTTAAGCGCGTCTTAACAATTAGATCCGAAGCAGGTAAATCGTCTGTAGCTAAATTCCCTGCCATGAAAAGGCATGCTGACGGAGAGGGTATCGCGCGAGATCAGCTTGTGTACTACGGCGCTCAATCTACAGGCCGCTGGTCCGCACTGGGTTTTCAGCTACACAATTTACCTTCACGCGGTTTGCTTAAATACGATGAGGCTGAATGGGTAATTCAGATCATTAACGAGTCCGACACGCCTTACGACTTAGTGCCCGGAATAGAAGCCATAACAGGCTTATCTATAATAGAAGTATTGTCCATGTGTTTACGTGGGGCCATAAAGGCCAGACCGGGTAAGCAAATTATATGCGCGGATTACTCTAATATTGAAGGACGCATAGGCGCTTGGCTTGGGGGCGAACAATGGAAGCTAGACGCATTTAAGGCTTACGATGATGGCGAAGGGCCTGACCTGTACAAGGTAACGGCGGGTGGTATCCTGGGAATAAACCCCGAAGATGTAGACAAAACCCAACGCAACGTACTAGGCAAAGTGTCAGAACTCGCTTTAGGCTTTCAAGGTGGCGTAGGGGCTTATGTTTCTATGGGTAACGCCTACGGCATTAACATGGAAGATTATGCGGACACGATTAAACAAAGTCTTTTTGACTACTGGGAGAGCGCGTTAGAGAATTATGATAATTTTGGTAAGGGTAACACGACCTTATCTAAAACCGCATGGGTGGCCAGTGAGACGGTTAAACTTGCTTGGCGCAGTAGACACCCCGGTATTGTGAACAGTTGGAGGGGTGCAGAGGACGCGGCGATAGCTGCCGTGGAAACACCTGGCAAGCCGTTTTACTTCTGTGATGGTAAGCTGGCTTTGCTGGCCAAGTCCATACAAGGTAAGTTGTTCTTGCTATTACGCCTACCTAGTGGACGGTGTATTCATTATGCTAATGTGAAGCTAGTCTCCCGGACTACTCCGTGGGGCGCGGTTAAGAAACAAATTACATTTGATAAGGTAGAGCAAGGTCGGATCATTAGATCTTCTACCTATGGCGGCGATATATTCCAGTCGGCGGTACAAGGATCTGCTCGGGACATAATGGCTCACGGTTGGTTAACTGTAGATGATCTTGGCTACCCCGGTCTATTTTCGGTACACGATGAGCTAGCCAGCGAGATAGATAAAGGCTTAGAAAATCTAGCTGAGTATGAGGATTTGTTGTGTGACCTACCTAGCTGGGCGGAGGGGTGTCCTATCTCCGCCACTGGATATATCTCTGACAGGTTCCGCAAAGATTAACGGCTAGAAGATCCACGGCTAGATGATCCACGGCCGGAAGAGCCACGGCCAGATGAGCCACGGCCAGATGAGCCTCTTGAAGAATCGCTCGAAGTAGCTGCGGGGGTATCCATATCTAGCAGTTTTTCTACAAGGCTGAATCTAGGAGAAGGATCCTTGTCTGAGTCTATAGGGAATATATCTGCGCCTAGTTTATCCTTAGCGTATTTCGGGCCTAGAACACGCAACGCTAGAACACCCACGCCCGCCGCGCCTCCCTCGGGGGCCAAATTGAGGGAGGCTTGGAACAGGGGCTCTACCACCAGATCCATAGTTGTGTTCCATAATTGACGTTCAGCAGAACTGGTATTAGCAGAGTTGTTGCTGAATGACCTTACGGCGCTATCTACGCCCGATGCGGCCCTGCCTATTGTCGGCCCCGTTACCCCTTCCAGAGAAGATTTTTGGTATCTACTACCGGAAACTATCTGCAATAGGGGATCTACTTTGCCGAATATACCTGTCCATGACAGCGCGCGTTCTAACACGAATCCTTTGGACTGCTCGGGCTCTTCTTCGTCGTCTATTAGAGACTTTATCTCGTCCCGCGCGGCGCCTTGGAAAGCTTGCAATAAGGTAATGAGGGACATACCTGTAATGAAAGGCAGTACCACCAAGGCCGCGTTTATCTTGCCTAAATCATCTGGCGCGTTCTTAATATTACGCAATGGGCGTCGCAATACATTTTTAGTAAATGCGAAAGGAAAAGACAGTAGATGAAATATAGCCGCCCCTAAAGGGTGAGCCGCGTAAGAAGGTTTTAGCGACGCCGACGGGCGCATGACAGACTCTCCTACAAATTTAGCTATCGCCCCCGAGTACAGGTCTCCCATCCGTCCGGCTCCCTGTAGCTGGTCTAAGGAAGGGTGGTCCCCGTCCAACTGACGGACAAAACCACTAAAAGCCTCTACCTCTGACTCAGGGATATTCAAGTCCCGCAGTTGGAATCGGGCGTTTGCCGCTCGTTTGCCCCCCGCATCTAAATCTTTAGTTAGGTAATTCATAAACGTCATGGCGTTTTCTGAGGCGAATACAGTAGCGTAGGTAGTGAATTGTTCTAAACGAATACCCCTAAAATAACCCGAAAGTAGGCTACTTTGAAGTGCGCTTGTTGGGTCGCCCCCTGCGTATCTATCTATGCTCATAGCGTTAGCGTTGTTGGCATTGATTTCGCCTAAGCCTTCCATCAAAGCGTAGGTGGCTTGTAGCCTCTCTCTTTTCGGCAGTTTAGTGATGTATCGTAGCGTGTCGCCGCCGTATCGTACTGTGCTTTTGATGAGATCTGCGTGTGACCGCATTACGTTAGTGGCATCGCCACCTGAACTCATGCGAAGAGCCGATACGATAGGCTCCGGCATAGACGACATTGTCGCTAACTCCAATAAACCCAGCGTAGATATAGTACGCATCCACGATAATCCACGCGCCATGCGGCCTTGATACGTCCGCGCTTTAATGCCTGACGTAGTGGCGATCATATCTTGGATTTCGTCCATGTACTCGTAAGCGCCGTCGCCTCCTTCTTCTATTAAATCATCGCGGATCTGATCCCAATTTTTCCAGTTATCCCCTAGCTTAATGGTTTCACCGGTACTAGTCTCGTACTCTACTTTAGCTAACTCCCCGCGAAGCGCCGCGTTTTGAGTGTACCCTATCATCACCTTAAACGGGTCCGATACCATGAACCCCAACAAGCCGGATCCATCTACCGCTTTTTGGCTAAGTACACGCGATTTAGAACTGTCCGCCCGACCAGGACTGCTGGCGGATGCGTTCCACCCCGGCGACCCACTTTGCAAACCATACAACTCCCGCTGCCAGCGCACGTTAGCTAACGCAGTAGCGTCCTCCTTACTCAGGTTAGGGCTATCTATACGGTACGCTTTCGCAGCCGCTTGTATGAACGTGGCTTTACCTCCACCTGAGTTGATGAGGCCTCTGTCCACTACACGGGGGAAGTACCCTTTGACCTCGCCAACTTCTATGCCTGCGTCTCTTAAGTAATCTAGCTCCGCTCTAAAGAATTTCTCAACTGCCGTAGCTACTTTACCTATTCCTCCTCGTCGAGAAGCGCGGGGGTTCTCTATTAACTTGCGTAATTGATCTGCGGACTTGTCTAAGTCTACGTTCTCCCTCTCCATCATATCCCTTACGGCTTCTGCTTCCGCAAGGCGCACGTTTAATCGGCGATTTAGCCGTTGATGGTAGGGTATCGTGCCTGTACCTGCTGCCCCTCCCGCCTCTAAGGCAAAGGCGTCAGCAAGTCTGGCCACTCCCGGCATGTTGGAATCGCGGGCTATATTTCTCAAACGGTCGTCGGCGTCATTGTAATACCAACGAAAGAGGGCTTTTGCCGGACTGACTTTACCTACGTTTGTGGACATAGCTTTCTTGATAGCGATTCCAAACGCGGCATTTTCCTTAAGTTTGCGCTTCCACATAGCAGGGTCTCCCCTTAGTGCTTTGGCTACTAAGTCCGCAATGCGGTTAAGGGGTCTGCCTGCGTACTCTTGTGACGCTTCTTTATCAGATATGCCCGTAGACTGGTCATCCGCTTTCTGCAAAGTAGTGACGTCGGTTTCTAACGGGTCGGACTTACTCTTATTTCGTCTGCCGGAAAGCTCGGCTTCTTTATCTTTAGCTTGGCCTGATCGGAACTGGTCCGCCTGCTTGTTAATGTCTGCATCAGATAAGATTTGTACTTGACGTAGTAGCTCGGATAGGGCCGTGTCCTGCTTAGGCTGTAGCCCCAACAAGTCGCGGATCTTACTTACAAAATGCGACCATATACTACCGCCGCTGTTCTTATAGGGCGTGTCCTCTAAAAATTGTTGGAAGTCTCGGTTAGACATACCCCAAGCGATAAGCTCATCTACGCTATCAAAGGCGTTATTATTAGTTGAAGCTAGACGAGACGCCGCTTGTGAAGAGTATCCACTACCCTCCATCATTTCAGCTATCTGAGCTGAGTAGGCTTTATTGACGTGACGGTACAGTCCTTCCAAGGCTCTCACCGCTTGGACCGTTTGCCTATCAGAGATATGCCCTTTAGTTACGCCGTTAGTGGCCACACTTGTTATTGAATGGATCAGCTCATGTATAACCGTGTCATACGTTAGCCCCCTTACGGTACTAATACTGATATTATTCTCTACCGTAGCGATGATAGTCCCGTCTGGTATACGCGTATAGCTAGTCTTAAGTGAGGATAACCCTTGATACTTAGTAGCTTTACCCCTTCGGATAGTAACCTGCACACCCGCGGAATCCCATTTGCGTAGCACCCGCATGATGAATTTAGATATGACTCTTTGAGTAGCGGTAGGCGCTTCTTTGGATAGGCGTTCAGCTACCTTTAGCGCGCTGGTGGTGCCCGATAATAGCTTTTTAACCGCCGCCTCTTCTGCCGGTGCGGGACCTAACCCTCTACGAGGCGTTGTTTCAAATCCTAATTCACCACCCAGATCATCCTCTGCGGCAATATCCGCATCGGAGTCTTGGTTTGGTTTAGGCTCTGGTTTAGGCTCTGGTTTAGGCTCTGGTTTAGGCTCTGGTTTAGGCTCTGGTTTAGGCTCTGGTTTAGCCGTAGGCTCTTCTGCCTGTGGTTTAGCCGTAGGCTCTTCTGCCTGTGGTTTAGCCGTAGGCTCTTCTGCCTGTGGTTCAGCCTCCGCAGTTGGTTCTAACGCATCGGTAAACTCTTTAATTGCTTTAGTTGCCGCGGGTACGTCCATTGAACCTTTGTCCCCGATACCATCAAAGATAGCTTGAACATGATCGTTAGCTGCTGTTTTTAATGGGCCTGATAAGCCTGCTTTTTCTATAGCCACATCAGCGGCGTCCGCTGCTTGTGCTAAGTCTAAAAAGCCTTGCACTTCATTATTAGTACGACCTTGGAAACGACCGGTACGATCTGCTTCTCTCACCGTTTGCTCACGACGACCTATACCGCTTTCGTCACCTATGCTGCCTTGTGTTGTTTCCGTCCCTACACGGTCGGCTAGGTTGCCTCCACCGGTAAAAGGTTGTCTGGGGTTTGGATCTATTCCGGGACCGGTAGGACCATCACCAGGGATATAATCACCCCGGCGGATATCTACCGCTTTAGTTGATATACGATCTACACTGTCACGCGGTTGGCCAGGTTGGTTTTCATTCACCCCGGCTGGTGGGCTCTTACCATCCTGTTCCAAGTCTTGACGCATACGAGGAGATAAACCCTCTTCTCTACCCGCGCCCCGTGTGTAGTCCCGTTCAGGTGGTACTTCTTGATCTAAATCTTTTTCTCTACGGATACGACGTGCTTCTGCAATGCGGAACGCGCTCTCTTTACCTTGTTGAGAATAATCACGGACTATCTTTTTAGGATCCGCAGTTGGGTTGGCCGTTATATCTCTTGCAGCTAATGTCATTTCTTGTGGCGATAAGGTAAGGCTTTCTTCCTGTATTACCCTGTCTACTATAGCTTGTGATCCGTAAGTGTCAGGATTAACCTGACGACCTGCTGTGTCCTGGATAGGCGTAGCCCCTTCTTGAAAGTCTACGTCCCCATCTTCATTTGTTTGTACTGACTCACGAGGCATTACATCGGTGCCTTGAAATAGCGATCCAAGCTCACTTTCTACCTGGCGTGAAGCTTGTCTGCCTTCTGGGGTACCACGATTGATAGCTGGACTAGCATTTACGCCCGTGTTGCTGTCTACAATTTCTTGCATAAGCTCAGGTGGAATAGGTGTTTCACTAACGCGGATAGCCTCTGCTAGGAAAGCATCTACATCTTGATCCGTTGCTGCACTCGCATCCATACCTTGCTTAATCATAGCCTCGCGAGTGTTAACCCGCAATTCCGCAAGTGAAGTCACACCTCTTACCGTGCCACCTACAGGGCCACCTATTAACGCTTCTGCTAGTATATTCTTAGCCGCGTCTGTAGGGTTCATCCCTTTTTCTGTCCCTGCGGCGCCGCCTACATACTCCAGCCCGCCTTGGGTACCTTCGGTAAGGGTTTCCGTTCCTGTAGCCTTAAGCGTACTGGTCCCTGCTTCTTTTAAGGTTTTAGCACCCACCTGCGCGCCTTCTTCTAGGGCTTTACCTCTGCCAGGTATCATCCGTCCCAGACCTATTCTATCTAGGAAAACAGATAGTGCTGCAATGGGTGCTGAGTACAGCAAATCCTCTCTGGTTGGTAAGTTAGGTACCGCGTCGGTGCTGTTGGGATCTACTCTCCCGTCATTTTTTACACGGGTGTCGGCTATATTTTGATTAAGAGAACCCGCATACACGGCTGGTTTTGCCCATAGTCCCGCTAAGTGAGGAAGCATCTGGGGGGCTTGCTCTCCTACAAATCCCGCGACGTTAGATAGGCTTGGATCTTCCCAAGCTTTATCAAAGGTTTGTCTAGGCTCATACCCAAAGTCTTGATCAGCTACATATCTACCTATTTTATTAAACCCCGTAGATGTGTCTTTAGGATCTGCACGGCTTGTAAAGTCTACGCCAAAATTGCCTACGCTAAAGTCAGACTCATACCCGAGTTCTTGTAACTTATTAGAGTCACCAAACATAACGCCAGGGTTGAACCCCCCCAAAAGGTTAACTAGGCTTTTCTCTCCTAGTTCTGCGATAGTACCGGGGAATTGAATAATATCCCCTATAATTTGAGTTGTTGCGGCGTTGACCCCTTTAAGGATATTCCGGCCCGTGCCTACCTGCTCTGGTTGGTCTACGGCTACCGCTTTATCTCTCCAAGAAGATCCGCTATCCTGTGGGCCTGCATTATCTACGGGTACTGCTCTCTCACGCCATGAAGCCATTTTAATATTCTCCACATGGCTTGTGGAAGCCTTTACCTGTTTCATCTACGAACATAGTACCAGGAGGAAGAGCGTCATACTCCGCGTCGGTGGTTACTACAGTTTGGCCGCCTGCTGGTGGGGAAGGACTATTTGACTTCATTTTTAATTCTTCTCCCCCGAAGCCCGGCCAAATACTGTTGTCCTCGGTGTAGCCCCCCGGCATCTGTTCTTGATTCTTTAGTGCCTTTTCTACGTAAAAGCTAACGCCCCTGGAAAAGTTATCTTGGCTAGCCATGTCGGTAGCTTGCTGAAGAACATTCTCATAGTACCCTTGCGGTAGTAGACCTACTCGCGTATTCCCTTTCTTATCGACAGGTACTCCGTATGACGCTAGCATCGCACTAAGCTCTTCCCGTATTTTACCTTGCGCGTCAAGGAAACGGCCCTGATCAGGAGTTACCCCTACAGGGCCTCCTCCCGCACCCACACCCGCACCAGTCCCACCAGATCCTGTACCATACATAGCGCGGTAGGCCTCATTACCCGCCTCCGCACCTTGGCTACGGAATACGCTCCCTACGGTGTCGTCTCTACCTGTGGGATTATTCAAGTCAAAGCGTTTACCCATCATCGTTTCAGCTTGAGAGTTGGCACCTTTAAGGGCTTCTAATTCTTGTGCGTAGCCTGCGTTTCGTCCGGCTACTTCGTTACGTCCATCTATGCTAAACGCATCATCAGGTGAGATAGTACCGCCGCCACCAACGTAGGCGCCTGCGCGTTCTTCATCAGTAGCACCCTTGATATTACCTTGGATAGCTTGGAGTAGCTTTGCTGTTTCACTAGGGGTATACGAGCCCCCCTCTATCACGGAAGCAAACAGCTGTCTCATATCATCCCCGCCAGGGTCCCCAGATAGTATCAGCTCGGCGGCTTTACCTCGGCCAGATCGGGCCATAGTTGTATCTGTCACGTCCTCCATATTCTTTCGGGTATCCCATGCCGCGCGGTCTGTAGCGATTCCCGCGCTGGGATCATTCATATCTGCAAAGACCTGACCTAAGTTGCCAACTGCTTTGCCTACGCCGCCATATCGGCCCTCGTTCGCGTAGTAAGGGCTAAACCGTTGGGCCATTAGATATTCACTCCTTTTGCTGATTTCCAAATGTCAGGGTATGCCGTTGTAGTAGCGCCACTGCCCACTACGGGGCCTGCTATGCCGGACCCGCTAAAGCGTCCGTCAAACATTCCGTCGTATGCCCCCATACCCCCTGCGGCGCCAAGCCCGGCAACACCTAAACCTACCAGACCGTTCCCTATAGCAGCACCAGAACCCGGACGACCGGCTACTTGCGCTTCATAGTTACCTATTTGAGCGGACCTCTCCATATCAGTTTGTAATTGTCTCTGGTCAAATTGTTTATCTAGCATCATTTCGCCAAAGTCAAAGCTATTCTCCCCCCAGGCATTTTGTTTAGCTCGGGCATTGCCTAGTAGTGATATGAAGTCATCGGCCTGACTTTGCTTTTTGCCAGCATAATCCCTTACCACGCTAGGCGTACCTGACGCGGCGGGAGACCGATACGTTCCCCCCGAAGTGGGATCCTTTATATTTTTAGCATAACCCCCCTCTAGCTCGGCGGTCGCATCGTCTATATTAGTTTGCTGTTTATCTCTACCTACCTCAGCTAAAGCGGATTGGAAGTTAGTGAACTTCTCTTCGTCTTTTTTACTTTGACGTAACGACTCAGCTTGTGCCGCGGTGTCCTGTCTGTCCTGCGCCTTATTATTGGCGTTGTACTGCATGTAAGTACCCCCGGCTGTAGCCAGGGCGCTAACGATAGCAACTTCTGCTCCTGTACACATAGTCTTACCCCCTATTCACGGAACCGGTGGACTTGTCCGGATCCCCGCCGTACACAACATTATCGTACCTATTTCTTTGTTGATTAGCTTGATTACCCGAATACCCAGACGCTAAGCCTGCCGTTGCGTTTTGGAATAGCGGACCTAGGGGGCTAAAGGCGGGGCGTGAGCGTATGGCATCCATAGACGAACGAGCGGCCATGGCTGTTGCACCGGGGTCCGCGCTTGCCGATAGCATATTTAGCAGTGATTGTTTCTGCGAGGATATGTCCGAGCGGGCCTGATTGCCATAAGACTTGCCTTGCTCACCTACGTTTTGCTGTTGGATCTGAAAGTCTTTATTTAAGTCCGCGTAATTGTCCCCGGCTACCGATCCGTTAAGCTGGCCTTGTCTGGATAACGCGAAGGCCAAGCCTTTTTGTGCATCGCCATACTCACGGTTTAACTGCGGATTAGCAAAGTCTAGGTATGCCTGTTCCTGCTGGTCCCAGATAGGGGCAGTGCCGTCTTTGCCCTCTAGCCCGCCAAAAATCTGCTCTAGCTGAGCCTTACCACTATCGATACGGCGTTTACGCGCCGCGTCATCCGCTCTTTGATACGCTGCGGGATCTCCGCCGCCTCCGCCTCCACCGCCACCACACATAGCCGCGCTCCTGTATTTATTTATTCATATACATAATAGATCCGGCTTTACTAAATCCAGACCTACTCAGTAACTTTTGATAACCCTCATCGGGTGCGCCTGCACTGTTGCCTGCGTTGATCCGCACGGCCCCCTGCTCTGTGGCCCATTCGACATAAGATTTTAAAAGCTGCTGCGCGACTATTAACGACCTGCGCTCGGGTCGAACGTAAAAAGCATGTTCATTCGCAATCAAACTAGGGCATGTTGCCGCAGGGGAAACACTACATAAAATAGCCCCCAGAGTCTCTTCACCCCTAACGGCTATTAAGATACAGCAATTATCGCTGCATATCATCTGCCATAGGTACTCACCAAAGTATCTATGATTATACCCTACGTGGTCAAAATTGGACTCAGCTACCATACTAGCCCCCATTACTATGAGGTCCTCTATATCTTCTATCTTAGCTTTTCTTATAAGTAGCATAGTTTCCTAGTTAGCCTTCGTTTCATCATAGTGTAGAAGTAGATTGCCTATCACGCAAGCTTGCGCCGCAGTAGTCGTTATCTTAAGGGAAAAATGGGTAGACCGTCCTACCGCGCCTACTTGCTGAACGCTACCGTATGTACTCTCAGTAAAGTCGGCTATCTCTTCCCATACATCGGGATCGTTAGGCTCTGTTGCCAGCGACACGGCCCAAGTACCTTCCACCCCCGCATCGATGCCCTGTAAAACTTTCATCATCGCGGGGTTATTCGCGTCTAGGAAAGGTAGGATAACTTCCGTTAGGGAGTTGTCGTACTCATCCCCGGAAAACCCGCCATAGCGCAACACTTCATCCCCTACTCGGGCGTGTAGCACGCCATCAGCGATAGACCAGCTACTTACGTCCCCGCTTACTGCGCCGTCCATAACATACGTTGACCAAGCTGATACCTGACTACCGGTAAAGTTGCTGAATACGTATATAGTGTTTCCTATTGCTATCATGTACCTACTGTCTATAGGCTCCACCACAGCTTTAGCTTGTCTGACTTGTTGCCTGGATAATGTGTTCATGTAGTCCGTGAGTTGGGCATCTATGCTCACCCCTACGTCGCTAGCAGAGGCTAGGCTTGTTATGTTTCTGGCACGTAATGATCTTAATCCTGACGTTGCCAAGAAAAATACGTCTACGTCTCCATATTCTAAAATGCTTTCTGAGGCGATAGCGCCCACGTTTTGTAACACCTGGTTTAATACGTTCAGATTTGGATCGGGATCTACTGTCCATATTTGGATAGATCTGCGGGAGAATACCGCTACCTTGCCTTCATATACGCCAATGCCTGTTAGTATCTCCGATCCACCATCTTGAGTAGATAAGTCGATAAACCCCGCACCTACCACTACAGGGGGACCCGTCGCATCGTTGATCCATTTAGTTGGATCTGCTTGGGCGGGGGCGCCGGCAAGACCCGAGAAGTACAAAAGGGATCCTACTACGGCATATACTTTTTGCTGTATGGTCCGCACTGCTTGGGGCATAGCAGAGGAGTCCCCTCTTATCTCATAATCCACTGAGTCCAGCGTAGCTGTGTACAAGGTCGCAGCGGTGTAACTGTCCACGACGATGCTAGATATTTCGGGGATAGCGGGCACCACATTAGCGCCTCCGGCCATATCGACTAGGCTGCCTACTGTCACGTCCCCCGTAGGGATAACGCCCAATACGCGGC